GATGTTGGTGAGGACGGTGTTGGCTGGCTGGGTAAACTCACCGATAGCTGGACTATCGCCCGCAGAGGTGTTGACTGTAACGCCTGAAGCGTGTCCAACACCCCCTCCTAGAACGACTCTGGTGGTATAAGCACCAGTTGAACTGCCCTTATCAACGGACTGGAATCCGTTCTCTGATCGTACTGGTCCTGAAAAAGTTGTATTAGCCATTGGTTTCTCCCTGTCGTGGCTAGTGTCTACCGTTTATCGGTAGTCAGGAAAAAAGAGGGGGCGGGAACGGTCCAAGTATAGAACCGTCCCCACCCACCACTCACTACGCTCCGGGTGAACCCCAGATCCCAAGGGGATCGGAGACACCAAAGCTGTACCGCTCGCGAGCCTTGTAGCGAACGTTTCCGGTATCGAAATCACCGTCCATGCTCGTTTCCAGTGCCACACGATTGAAGTGCTTCATGCCATTCGGAATGTCGGTAAGAAGGAACCACGCATCCGTATCCGTCAGATAGTGATTCACAACTGTTCCGCCAGGAACAACACCCATCGACCGTACAGCATTGATGTCATTGTCCGCAGTACCGGGACGAAGATCAGATTTCATCACCCGTGTCGCCACGAACTGCAAATCGGGCGGGATGACGAGCGTCTGGGGACGAGCAGCGATCATCAGGCCACGCTCATCGGTCCATTTGCCAATCTGAATTACAGCAGCCTCAAGAGAAGTCTCGTTGAGGTCAACGGCAGTTGCTGGACGGTTGGAGTTCTTGCCACCTGAAACAAGCGGGTGACCGTCACCACCAGTTACGCCATCACCTGACGCTGTGAAGAGATTTACACCGTCGCCGCTCGTATAAGCAGCAGTAAACCCATTGTTCAATGGAACAACAGCCTTAACCTGCTTGGTGTGAGCCATGGCGCGAGCCAAGGACTTGGTGTAACGAGCCGACAAGGAATCATAGAGATTGTCTTCCATGGCCTCTTCCGTAATGGCAAAGCCCATGGCGATAGTCTCATGATTGTAACGAGCCGTAAAGCTCTCCTGTGCGGCGTCATACGAAATCGCGTCACCCTCATCCTTCACGGGTGCAGCGTCGAAGCCCGAAAGCTTCACTTCTTCTTCAAAAGACCGATCCGAACTTTCCGTCTCGTAGATTTCAGAATGCTCATCGTCATAACGAGCATACTCCATCCCGAAGAGAGCGTTCAAGCCCGGAAGTAGTTCTTTTAGAAGTTGTGCGCGTGAAATAGCCATTGGTCAGGCTCCTATACGCCCGTGGCGTTCAAATAGGAATGATTAGAAGCTGACCCGCTAGACGCAGCGTTGAACTTCACGATAACATCTGGATAAGTATCACTCGCCGTCGTCCCCTTCGGGGGCAGGCTGCTAGGCCCGTCAACGAAATCGATGATACGAAGAGGCAGCGTGTTCGTTGTTGCTGGGGTGCTGCCATCAAGTGCGCTTTTGGACTTACCAAAAGTAGTATTACCTGCTGTTACGACAACAGATGCATTAAGTCCGCGATCCGTGGTGTTCAACGCCTCGTCGGCCTGCATCTGGAAAACGACAAAAGGATCGTCCAGCACATACGCCATCGCATCAGTGGCCGCATTCGATGCGGGCCAAAAATTTGAAAACGTTTTCTGGCTGGTCGTAGGGTCCGTATAAGAGCAACCCAAGAAGATTCCGACTGTGGTCAGTGCAGTGGTACCAGTATCCTTCGCGATGGTACCATCTGCCGCGACCTTAACGAAATCACCATTAGAGATCTGTGTGCCGTAAGTGGTGATAATCGGCAGATTTCTAGTCTTGCTGGTGAACGACCCGGAAGCACTAAGAGTGCCGATGGGTCTGGCCCCGTATGGGGCTGCTGTAGTAGCCATATATACCTCTGAATGTCAGTTAAGCAGCATTCAGCGAGTTCCCTTGCCAAATGCTACACGGGTTTTACGATCAGGCGCGAGAACAGGCATCCGTGGATCGCTCTCGCGCATGTAATTGTTGTCAACTGCTTGCATCTGCGATTCGGCGTGATTCCTGTAATAGGCACGCCTTTGTTCCACCAACTCATCTGGTGCCTTGCAGAGCAATAATCCACCAACCTCAATACCACCCTTCTCTCCCCATTCCGACTTATGATCGCTCATAATCTGAAGTTCAGGGTGATCTTCGGAACGAACCGGCTCCCATCCTTCACGAAAACGCTTTGATACATTCGTGTTGTCTGGACTGCCTACCATAGAAGTTCGTATCCATCTGAACACCCATCCGTCCTGCGGCTCTGGGTCTGGAAGTATGGAAGCGGGTTCCCAAGGTTGTTCCCGAATTTCCTTTTCACGGCTTTCGAGTTCCCTTGGTTTCCGTGGAGCGCGTTCTTTAGCCATTAGACCATCTCCTTCATTACCTGGGCAGCATATTGCTGAGGAGTAAGTCCCAAGCGTTTCGCGAGCTTGACTTGGGTCTCCGTCAATCTGACGGTGCGTGGTGTGGCTCCGCTATTTCTAGAAGCAGACGCTACCACGGATTTTTTTTGAGGCGGTGCAGTGTCAACAACCATCGTAGAACTGGTGCGCTGGCCATTATCACCGAATTGCGTAGGAAAGACTTCTTTCATACGAGAATCAATCAATTCATAATATTGTTCAGACTCTGGGTCAATACCTTCCTCTCCAACCAACCTTTCGTGTACACCATAAGCAAAGCTGGTCATTTCCTTATCAGCGCCAAACCAGGAATTGCGATCTTGCCACTCCATCGCCTTCGCATCTGGCTGAATCGGCTCTGGAACATACTGTTGTTGCTGGCTCGCAATCTGTTGGTCCTCCGCCATCACCTGTTGCTTCCAATTATCTATAATTTTTTGCGAAACCGCAGGAGCATAGGCTTGGGAAAGCTGTGCATTGGTCAAATGCTGCTGTGCAATGGTGATTTGTTCGCTATCACCCGATTCATGCGCTCTTTTGAAGTTTTCTTGGGCAATTGTGAGTGAAGCGTCTGCCCGATTCCTACTTTGCTCCGTCAAAGCGGTTTGAGAGTCCTGAATAAGCTTCAAAAGCCGCTGATTTTCAACTTGAAGGTTCTGTGTGTAGTTGACAGCCTCATTTGCAAGGCGATCTGACGCTTCTTTGGCCCTACGCTCTTCGTGGTACTCCCATTTCAGCTTTTTTATGCGTTTTTGGGCGCGATTTCCTAATTGTCCAAGCTCTTCGTCCGATGCAGAGCCGTCATCGTCGGCCACTGCCTCCGAAGAATCCCTTTGGTCGTCTGCTGGGCGGTCATCCACGACTTCGACGTTGACCTCACCGTCAGCACCCGTATCTGCGTCCGTAGGGGGCTCAATCGTGGTCCTGACGCCCAAAAACTTGTCTTCTTCGCTCATTCTTCCGGTTTCATCACTCATTTTAGGCTCTCTCCACGCCTCTGGGGTCTTCTACGACCGCTTCTACGGTGTCATCGTTGATTAAGCGGAACTCCCTACCGTGGATTTTTAGTCTAGTACCGCTAAATGCCCGAAAAACTACCCAGTCGCCCACCTGACAATACGGCCCATTGGGAAACCTGCCGTAATTGACATAAGCGTCTGGTCCCATGGACATAACCCACCCCACAACAGTGGCAATGGACTCCTGATGTTGGGATTCAACAGACTTGATGATGCCACCTTCGGTGGCTTCCTCTATTTCTGGGAGTGCAATTAGAAGTTTGTAGCCCTTTGGCTCCGGTAATTGCGATGCATAACGTGGATCTTTTTCTTCAAGAACTTCTGCTGCGAGCGTAGCCACTTGGACCTCTCGTTTTTTGCGCCCATAAGGCGATTAATTAGTATAACTACCCTGTATCAAATCTATGCAGCATGGTACTAACGTGAATAAGACTAAAACTCTCTGAGTCGATCCTCTATATCCAAAATCTCCCGTTCAGCCCACGCCAATCCTTCGATGATCCCGCACATCTTACGATACTCTTCAATGTTTTGTGCCGAACCAATCGAAATCGAATCGGCTATATCGTTCATCTGATCCCTCAATTTCTTTTTAAGCAACGAGAGAACATCATCACCATCACTCATCCTTATTTTTCTCCGACATCTGCAAGCCAAACTTCACGCCTTCGATCTCCTGTTCAGCGTCGAACCTTTCCTGTTCTAACTTGAGTTTCACGGCTTCAGCTTCCTGTTTGGCCTTGAACCTTTCTTGTTCCAATCCAACCTTAGCGCCCTCAGTCTCTTGTTCGGCGTCGAACTGTTCTTGATCAATCTGGGATTTGAGTAACATTTCCTGGCGCTCTTGTTCTAACGCAGCAGCATCGGAGCGTTCCTTGGAAGCGATCTTCTCGCGCTCAATCTGATTCTTCTCCTGACCTGACTGCTGTGTGACCGCAAGCTTATGTTGATCCAACTGCGACTTAGCTTGATCCGCTTGCGCTCGACGCTGGACATCCTGCCTTCTGATCTCCAATTCTTTTTCACGCTGCTGCACGATAGGATCTTTTTGCGTCTGCGCGTCCTTCTCTGCTTTCGCTTTGGCCTTTTTCTTGCCCAGCATCTGGTCAGCCGCATCGGCAACCAATACACTAAGCCGCTTCTCGACATCTTGAGGCAACGGCTGATTCGTCGGAGGAAGCGGAACGCCAAGCTCTTCTTCGATTTGATCGCGGAAGATAAATGCTAAGTGTTCGCGGATGTGGGCATCTAGGGCAGAATTAATCGCACTGCCCATTTGGTTGTTCTTCATCTGCTCCCTGATCTGCGGATCATTCTTGAGCACCATATGCACCCTCATGTGTGCTTCATGGTCTTGGTACTCAAACGCCTTGACAGGCTTCATCGTCAGAACGTCTTCATTCTCGCTGACCGGGTCCGTAGGACGTGCTTCATCCGGTTTCGGGACAATCTTGTCCGCGTTCGGGATGCCAATCAAATCCATCATCTCACGATGGAGAAGAGGCAGGTCATACAAACCGGGCGATTGTTGTGCCAACTGCATGGCCGCTTGGTATTGCATAATCCGTTGAGCCATCGTCGCCGCGTTGGGGTCCGAAACGGGGACAATGTCGATGCGGTCATCGAAATCTTGAACCTTGATCCCCTCTCCCTCTTCAGTTTCATAAGGATAATCCGGTGACGTATAGTCGCGGATGATCCCAACAAGGATTTTATATTCTTGTTTGAGGCTCGCATGAATACGAGCCTGGATAGCAGACTGCACCTTCATCGCTCTTTCAAGGATGGCAAGTGTCGTACCGACAGGTGCATCCTGATTCATATCCGCTACTTTGAGATCAGCCATCGACGCAAAGCGTCTGCCTTCCTCCACGATGTTGCCCAACAACTGATAAAGGACCGAAGAAGGTTCTTTGTAAGGAAGAAAGGTGATGTTGTCCCTGATAACGCCACCAGGGACATCAACGTCCCTAAATTCTCCGGGCATGATTGGCGTGTCGTCACCTTTGATCCTGAGTCCACGGGTCTTCAATCCCCCAGGTAAATTAGATAAGGTGCCCGCATCAACGAGTTGACGCAGCAAGCTCGTCGCTGATTTTGCGAGCCCACCGATCATGTGGATCAGGCCAAGGTTATAGAATCCAATGCCGGGAACATATCCGTAATGAACGAAATGTTGTTTCTTGACCCTGTGTGGATCTTCTTCCGCCCAGTTCCTGTAAATCGATAGAACCGTAGAACTGCTCTTGTCGATGGTGATGACATAAGGCAATGCCACCCCATCGGGATCTTCAAATCCCGGTATATCTATATCACAATGCATCTCAAGAAGCTGATGCCGTTCGTTGTTATCCCCCGAAGGGCTAACGCCACCGATCTCATTGAATTTGCTTGTGATTGGGTTTTCTTCGATATACGATGTCGTCAATTCAATATCACGATAGAACCCACTGACCTGAAGCTTTCTCACCTGATTCGTGCTTCGGTTCATGACATGGGTATAACGCTCTGCTTGCTCTAGTTCGGATTCGTTGTACGAGACTACGAAATCCTCTGCCGGGACAAACATCGAAGTCGGTCTGCCCAACGAAGGATCAAAATAGATTTTGCGGAACGCTGATCCGGCAAGAGGTAGACTGAACAGCAGCTTTTCGGTTTCAGACCGATATTCGGTCATCACTTCGATAAGCTGGTAGTTCATGTAATCTTGAACACGCTTCGCTTGCTTCTCGCGGTCATCGGTCAGGACACCCCAAATCTGTGTTTTGACCGGACCCTTCGCTGGCATGATTTCTTGGATCGTCTGTGCCTGGAATCGCACGACGGCTTCGGAGAGCATCGGGTGGAACACACCGCAAGCTCCAGCCCACGGGGTGGTACGATCCTCAATTTCCAAGCCTAGCTGGTCAAGGCCCTCTTTGTAGGTGGACTCCCAAGCGGAACGACTGCTCTTATCGGAATTAAACATCGATATGCAATCGTTTGCCAATGTACGAAGATCTTTGTCATCGACATGTTCAGCGAGATTGGAATCGAATTCTTCGGTTCCGGCACCCATGAGATCTGCCATGGGATTAAAATCGATTTCAACGCCGCCATCTTCCAATTCGGTGACAAAAGAGTCGCCAATAGGCATCTCTTCTTCAGCCACGATAAGCCCTTCTGGACCCATATCGAAATCGTCTTGGTCAAGTAACCCACCAAGGGGTTTGTCTATCGCCATTTAATCACTCTGTTGGAGTGCCATGAGTCTAGCATGGTCAAGCGAGCTTTCCAAGATCATCCGCAACTTTATGTTTAGTAATAATCTGCCTTGCGACTAGGCAGCAGATCATTCCATGGATCGTCGCTGTCCAGACTTATGAAGCCGCCCTGCCTGAACCGGATCAACGCTTGTGTCGAGGAATCGACTAGATCATCATGATCGCCAAACGGAAAAGATGCAAATTGCTCTATCACTTCTTCGGCCCAACGGGTTTTCGGGGCGTAGACGTGCCCACTGAAAAAGAGGTCTGATACCGCGTTTACCCTGGCAACTTTATCCTTGCCTCTGCCAGGCGTGTATTCGGAAACGGGAATCCCTATCCTGCGAAGCTCAAAGATCAACGGGCTACCTGCCGCTTTCGCTTCCACGATAAAAGCGTCGGGCTTGTATTCCTTGTACATCTCATACGCACGAATTTTCAGGTCGGGAAATTCCAGACGTTCTTGGAGTGCATCAAGAAGAACAATCTTGACCTCATTGTCTTCGGTATGGAATACCCCCCACGTCGTACAAGCACTGTAGTCGGCAGTCTCTTTCGCAAGAAACGCCGTGTCCCATGACTGGATCACGAAGTCGCAATGTGGTGGTTTCTTCTCTTTCCATTCTCTCCACCATTCACGTTTGATGATCGCGCCTTCTTCCGAAGTCGGGTCTTGTTGATACTGGGCACTCCACTTCGGGACCGGGAGTTCCGCTCTGAGAGATTCAAGTTGCTCTAATGGCCAAAAGCCGGGCCACAACGGTTTGCCGCTAGGAAGGATCGCGGGCAGTTCGATGATCTCCCATTCGTCGGCACCACCCCTTTGGATGGAAGCCTTGAGAATCTGACCCGTCAGATCCTTCTTCGACCAACGGGTCATCACCAAACAAATCGCGCCACCCGGTTGTAAACGCTGACGCGGACCAGAAGTGTACCACTCATACGTCTTGTTGTAGACATCAGGATCATTCAATGCCGCTTCCTGCTCTGAGTGCGGGTCATCAACTATCAGGATGTCCGCGCCTTTACCAGTTACCGCACCGCCAACTCCGATAGCAAAGTAATCGCCACCCTTGTTAGTGTTCCAACGGCCCGCAGCTTTCGAGTCCGCACTCAACGCGACACCGGGAAACATCATCGCATATTCGGCAGAGCCCACAAGGTTACGAACCTTGCGTCCAAAGCCAACAGCTAATTCCGCAGTATGTGCCGTTTGAATCACTTTGCGATCAGGAAACTTTCCTAGATACCAAGCAGGGAACAGATGCGATGCGAATTCGGATTTGGTATGGCGTGGAGGCATGTTGATGATCAAACGCTTTAACTCGCCGCTTGCGATGCGATTGAATGCATCTGCCATCACACGATGATGATTGCCCTCTATGAACGCAGGCCAAGCTTCCTTCACAAACGATAAGAAATCACCGTTCGCTTCTTCCCTGATACGAGCGTTCGATAACTCGTCTAGTAATTCTAGAATCTCTCGCTGTCTCTCAGCGGGCAATGAACCGATCTGACTCTGTATCGTAGTAATATCCATTTTCAAAAATTATATAAAAATTTTCCGCAGGAAAAGGGGGGGGCCTAATCCTGAGAAAATACCCCCCCCCATATTCCCTTATACTAGTACTAGTATATACCAGCTAGATTAAACCAGACCAGATATATACCAAACTCAAAAAACCTAGATTATACCAGCTAGATTAAACCAGCTAGATTATACCAGCTAGATAGAACCTAGCCGCCAGGAAAACGAAAACAATTTTGAAATCGTGACATGGGACACGCAAAACCGTCTTTTCCCCCCGCGCTACGCGCGGCGCTTTTTTGGGGGGGTGGGGGGTACGGGGTCACCGAACAGAACCCGAAGACTATGGGTGGACCATTCGGGCCTTTGTCAAGGGGTTTGCTCTTTTGTTGCATGGCCCACAATTCTGGCTTTTGTGGTCCGGGCCACAATCCTAAGACGGGATTTACTCTTTTGTGGTCCAGCCAACAAATTGAAATTGGTCGCTTTTAGGGGTACAATTGGACCCATATTCTTTGTACCTTACTAGTGTCGGATTGTAGGGCGGGTAACGGGATCGCCGACCGCCGCTAGTCCAGACTCTGGAAGACTGGCCAAAGCGCCAGAACATACCAGGGCAAATTCGGCACCCTTTCCGGTTGGCAGGTTCTCTCCCTTTGTTTCACGAAAGACCCGGAGTAGAACCTATGACTACGAAAACCCTGAAGGCCAAAGCGGTGTCCGCACTTGAGACTATGACGGATCAGGTCTCAACCCTTGCCGTGCCATTGTATGACAGGTGCATAGGCAAGGCGGGTGCTACCAAGGCCGAAGCTTCATGGAACCAGCATGTACTAACGTTGATTCTATGGACGTTGGAAGCGGGCCAAAGCGTGAGCGAGTTATACAGTCTGCTCGCCGAAGTACTGACCGCACGGGTTGCATCTGTTGGACGCGAGAACGGGTTGGGCGCGGAACAATTGACGGATCTCCGCAGCCTAGCAGATAACACGGTTTCTCAGTTAAACGGGCCATTCTGGACTATCGCGCATCTAGTCGCCGAAGGTGAGACCGTCGGTATCTTGACGGTCGCCAACAGTGACGGTGCAACGTGGGGCGCTGTGAAGCGCCATGCGGCGGATCGGGTAGCGGCGCTGGCTTTTGACCCCTCACGGGGTAAGAAGACAGCGCACTATACGCCGAAGGGCACCGATCACACCGTCTCGGTCACAGTGGCACAAGCCACGGAAACCCGTGACGACTATACCGAAGCGGTGAAACTGGCGGAAAGCATCAAGGCGGACAGTAGCCCGCAATGGCGTGCAGTACAGCGCCAGTATCGTGCGGAGAACCCTGCCGGAATGCTGGACCGTCGCACCAAGGCGGATCGGGACCGCGAGTCATTGCAGACTATGCGGGCCATCGAGAACAAGCTGAGCCCGGAAGAAATCGCGGCGCTCATCAATTAATCGAGAATCTGCCAACTAGGAGAGGGAACACGGATGGGCCGGGATCACACCCGGCCCATCTCTTTTTCTTTTGTTTTTTTTTGTGGGCCGGGATCGTTTCCCAGTCAGTCAGTCAGTCAGTCAGTCAGTCAGGTATCTTTCACGAAAGATGCCGGACAGTAGGCAACACAATACTTTTATGTGGGTGCTATCAGTCGAACAGTATGCCTAGCTTTTCGTTCAGTTCATCTTCTATTTGACTGGGCGTTCGGTTCTCTACTACTACAGTAGTGCTACTGTCGAACAGGCCTGCACCTTTACCTAGTAACTCAAGTGCCCGCACACGGGTCGAAGCGTTGTTATCTAGGTCGAGTGCTTCTTCCTTGAGGCGCTCAAGAATCCAAGCTTGGCGGGTATGTTCGTGTGCTTTGGTAGCTGTCGAGTTATTTGCTTTCAGCAAATCTACTTGAGTTTTAATGTGAGCTTGTTTCATGAGTTTATGGCCTTCAATGCTGATTGCATTGTTGGACATATTCTTGGCGTTATAGGCTAGGCGATAGGAAGCGGTATAGTTTTTTCCTTCGGCCACGAAGCCAGCGAACGCCGATTGTTTAGGTGTTAGGGGCAGGCCCTTAGCCTTAGAAGTATTCATAGCGGTATCCTATTCCTTCCCAAGTGGGGGTGATGATGCGCTTCAACATAGTGCCAAAAAAGCTGGCACTAATCAATCCCAGAGCTTACAGAGACGCGCAGTTTGCGTGTACTTCTGACGGTAAGCGTTGTCAGAAACGTGCTGACAAAATCATAGTCAGACATGCTGACGCTTTATGGGATCGGTTCGGTGTTCGCTTTGTGGCGGGTTATGACAAGGACTCCCGCAATAACAGTAGGGCTAGGCGTGAGGGTGAGTTCATGGGCGAGTACACTCGCCGGATATCTAGGGGTGGACATCACTACGGCTACGGCGCGATCAGAGACGTTACTGACGCCACTGCCTGGCGCAGGTACGGTATAGCTGGCAC